TAGATACAGTGAAGAAACTTTCCAAAGAATACGGTTTCCATGAATGTTTGATCCGAAAGACAGGACGATTTTTTGATCAAAAGAATTTAGAACCAATGCAGAAATGGCCAGTGAAAAACAGTTTGGGCAGGACGGTGAGATATTTAGAAATGCCTGATCATCCCATGTACAGAAATGACAGCGTTGACAGAGTAAGCGAGATCAAAAAAAAATATGGATCCATGGTAGACTACTTTAAACAGACAGAAATAACTTGCGATGCCCTGTTGGGTAACAAGGTGGTCATCACTGCCGAAGGCATAGTCATGCCTTGTAATTTCTTTGAACACAATCTATACGACGCTCGATTCCACGAGGAAGCAGATCCAGGATCATTTGACCCGCTGGACAAAAAACTGTATAATAATCAATTAATAGAAATGTATCAAAAATATGGCAAAGACAATCTCAACATAAGATATAAAACCATGTTGGAAATATTTGAGAACAATTTCTGGGCTGATCTTACACAATCTTGGACCAAGAAGGATTTCAAAGATGGAAGACTTTTTGAATGCGCTTTTACATGTGGCCAAACATTTACAAAATGTTGGGATCAAGGGGGAAGTATAAGATGAAGATTTTGGTCACCGGAGGGAACAGGGGTCTGGGAAAGACCCTGGCCCGAGATCTACAGGCAGATTCCATAAGCAGGAATGATGGTTTTGATATAACCAAAGACGTTGAAAACATAATCGACAAGAGTCTGGAATACGATGTCTTCATCAACAATGCCTTTGATGGACCTCCGCAAGAGTCACATGCCAATTTCGCACAGACTGTGCTTCTGATCAAGATGTTTGAAGCATGGAAAGACAAAGACAAGACCGGGTTCATATTCAATATCGGTAGCATAGGCAGTGACGAAGTTGTTGTCCCTGATCCTCTTTGGGAAACCTACAGGGTTTCTAAAAAAAGCCTTGAATCAGCGAGTCTACAATGTAGTCGTGCTTTCAGATCAAATCATGTTAAATTCAGGACGACCCTGATCAAACCAGACAGGCTAGACACGGAACTTTCTAGGTCAAGGACAAACTGGACCGGCAATGGCATTGACTGCGCTGACATTTCACAGTTTATAAGGTACTGTTTTGGTACTAAGGGTAATACACAGATAGACCAAATCACTTTGTCTCTTAACTACGATCACAACAGAAAAAGGTAGACAAAAAACACAGCAAAGTTTATACTTGCACTGGTATGCTTAAGAAAAAATTCTACGAAGCGGCCAAAGTCAAACGAGTCAGCGCAGGGTTAGATGAAGTGCCCGAAGATTGCGGATACATGAAAAAATTCCGCTTTAACATAGACATGAACTCAAATGGAATAATGGGTGAATGCATCACGTGGTGCCAGGTCAACTGCGAGGGCAAGTGGGGTTGGTGGTTCGAACCTGTGGGTGAGATTCAAAATCCCAGCAACCACTGGGAGGACCAAAACGCATTTATGAGCTTCCAAAGGAAAAAGGACGCCACACGCTTCTGGCTAGCGATCGGTCTGCAGAACATGGGCACAAAAGATTGATAATTACAAGCATGAGTCTATTTGAAATAACAGATACTGCGAAAAAACACATCGAGCGGCTTTTAGAGAAGAACCCTGACAAGTGGGCTGTGAGCCTAGCGGTGCTGGGTGGTGGTTGCGCGGGCTTCAAGTACGAATGGGGATTCGTGGACACCAAGGAAAGCGCCGCCGACGGGGACCATGTGGAAGACTGGGGCACAGGACGTTTCGTTGTCGATGAGACATCCATGCTGTATGTGGCCGGGACCAAGATCGACTGGGTGGAGGAGACATTCGGATCACAGTTCGAGATATCAAACCCCAACTCGACCTCCGCATGCGGTTGTGGCGAGTCCTTTGGTATCTAATGGACACAGCATTCGTAATAGGTAACGGTGAATCCAGGAACATCTTTCCCATCGAAACACTGAAGGGTCGAGGAGTGGTGTATGGCTGTAATGCCATCTATCGTGACCATCCCGATCTCTGTGATCACATAGTGGCCGTTAATCAGGATATGTACGATGAGATCAAGCAGTGGCACCACAACAACAACAGGATTATCAAATTACACGGTTTACATGATATCAGCCGTTGGGATTACATTTGCGATGGTGATCGACAGGACTATCGTCCCGAGGGACTGCACTTCTACAGGTTCTGGAGAGGATATGACAGTAAGAAAAACAATGCCGTCAAGACCAACGACTTCACCAAATCGAGGGGATCCGGATGTAGTGCGGTGTTGATGGCGGCGGAATCCGGCATAAGGAATGTGGTCATAGTGGCGTTCGACATATTGGGTGCAAAACAGTGGGAACTAGACGCTGTGGGAGGCGGACTGAGCCGTGAACAAAATAACATCTATAAGAATACCAAAAACTATCCAAAAAGACTCAGCATGAAGGCCTATCTCAAGTTCGAATGGATGTACCAACTGAGACAGATATTCAGGAGATTCCCTGACACCAACTTCCACTTCATAAACCGCAGGGAGTATCTGGAGCGCAACACATTCCTGAGGAAGTACTTCGACCAACCCAACATAAAGTGTGGCATCTACGCGGACCTTCAGAGGTGGATAACGGGAGAGCGTGATCTCATACGATGGATCAAACTATAGAGTCTTTGAACTGGAAGCATCCAACTGGTAGATCCTCCTCATCTTGACACCCACTGACTGTGCGAACTTCTTGGAATCACAGAGGTGGCACACGTGTTTGTAGTCATTGGAGGCACGTTGGACATCAACACGCGATTTGGGCCTCATGAAGACGATGGAACAAGCGTCACACTTAAAAACGTATATGGTGTATCTGCGTCGGAATGTGTGTGGCACACCCAGTTTACTCTCCCTCTTGTATAACCTGAGGGTTTTCAGCGTCTCTATGAACATATCCGTATTTAATAAATACCAATAACAGATTATGGCTAAACTTACAATAGACACAGGTACGGTGGGCAACCCGGCAACGGGAGATACTCTACGCACGGCGATGACCAAGGTCAATGCCAACTTCGACGAAGTATATTCATTAGTGGGCGACAGTGACACGGGATTGATAACCACATCTATCACAAATGGTGATGTGAAAATTCAACCAAATGGCACAGGCAATGTGGAGATAGACAGCCTACAGATTTCAGACACAACAATCACACCACTTGTCACCAATGCGGACCTCACTATCGCTCCCAATGGCACCGGTAACATAGTTCTGGGCGATATCACATTGAACGACAACAAGATAACCACCAATAGGTCCAATGACAATCTGGTGTTGGCGGCCAACGGCACAGGAGGCATAATAGTCGCCGAAAGTTCAGACAAATTAGGATTCTTCGGATCCACGCCAGTGACCCAGCAGGCGGCAATCGCTTTTGATCCTGCGGGCAATGATGGATCGACCGTAGAAGATCTGAGGACCACCATTAATGACATTCTAACAGTTTTAAGGAACTACGGTTTAATAGCAAGTTAATAGATGGCACAGCAGTTGATCAACATAGGTGTAACCGCAGACGACGGCACGGGCGATACCATACGTGGCGCGGGCATCAAGATCAACGACAACTTCACTGAACTGTTCGCGAGACCTTCTGTCATATCGGATATCAACGTCGTCCAGAATAACATAAGCACTACGGCCTCCAACGCAGACATAGTGGTTACACCGTCCGGGACAGGATCCGTGGTGTTCCCAGGGATCACCATAGAAGATAACAACATCAAAGCAACAAGGACCAATGACGATCTTAAGATCGTCCCCAACGGTTCCGGTAGAGTGGTGATTGCCGGCATAGGATTCGCAGAGACTTCGATAGTGGGTACAGATTCCACCATAATAAATTTTAATGAAAACCTTACAGTGGATGGCACACTGAACGCTGGCGCATCAACGTTCACAGCAGGTGTGACAGTCGATTCCACATTGGATGTCACGAGCACGGCAACACTTTCAACACTGACAGTGTCAGGTGCATCAACATTCGTGGGCACAACCACAGTAGACAACCTCACTTTCAATGACAACATCATAGCAAGTAGTTCTAATGCGGATATAAATCTGACTCCAGGTGGGACGGGTGTGGTAAACGTTTCTAATCTCACAATAGACTCCAGCATAAATTTAACCGACAACGTGATCAAGGTCACGAGATCCAATGATGATATCGTGTTGTCAGCAAACGGCACAGGTTCTGTAAAAGTATCAAAGATAGACATGGAGGAGGGCACCGTGGACGACACGGTGATTGGTGGAACAACACCAGCGGCGGCGACTTTCACGACTGTAAGCATCACGGATCCATCAGTGACGGCAGATGGTGTCACGATCACGGATAACACCATAAAAGCGAATAGGTCCAATGATGATATTGAATTTACGGCAAGTGGTGCAGGAAATGTTTTAGTCAACGGTATCAAAATTCCATCAACTGACGGAAGTGGGTCACAGGTTATTAAAACAGATGGAGCGGGAAACCTGAGCTATTTCACTTCTCCCATACTATTTTCCCACACAGACATAGATGACGGCACAGCAACAGTTTTGGGGAGCTCATCTGCGGCACAGGTGATAGACTCCTTTCCCATCGCAACATACAGGAGTGCTAAGTACACCCTTCAGATATCAGACGCCACCGCTGATAGATATGCACTGAGAGAAGCAAACGTTACACACAATGGTTCACAGGCTTTTATCAGCGTCTTCGCAGGTGTGGACAATGGCAACAGCGATGGTTCTTCTGTGTATGACACACTGGATCTTTCTGTGGACACGAATGCCGGCACCCTAAGGTTGTTAGGAACAGTAAATAACACTAACAACCAAGTTGTAAAATTTGTAAGGAGACCCATTAAGGTATAGCATGGCTCAACAGACGCTAAACATAGGATCAAATGCCAATGACGGCACAGGCGACACTTTACGTGTGGCAATGGACAAAGTCAATGATAACTTCAACGAGCTTTATGCTTCGCCGTTGTTCTCAGGTGATCTTTCATTCACAGGCAATGAGATAAGTGCGACCAGATCAAATGATGACATTGTTTTCGTTCCTTCGGGCACAGGATCAGTTTCATTTCCGGCCATAAAGATAAACGATAACAACATAGAAGGCTTAAGATCCGATGATGATATCAACCTAATACCCGCAGGCACAGGTTCCGTTGTTTTTGGAGCAATCAAAATTAATGGAACAACGTTAAGTTCAGATGATTCTTCGTCTATTAACATTAACGATGGACTAATAGTCGATGGAACCATGAATGTTTCCGGTGCCGCAACACTTTCTGGTGCCACTAATTTGGGTTCCACTTTAGCAGTGCCATCGGGATTGACCACTCTTTCCACGCTGAATGTGACGGGCACAACTAGTCTAGCGGGGACAACAACAATCGACAATTTGACTTTCAATGACAACACAATCGGATCAAGTTCTAACGCTGACATTAACCTAACTCCGGGAGGAACTGGATCTGTTGTTATTAATAATCTCACCATTGACTCTAACATCAATCTCACTGATAATGTAATCACAACTACTCAATCAAATTCAGATCTTGTGATTGCTCCGGCCGGCACAGGACAGGTTGTTATAGAAAAAGCGGACATCAATGGTGGAGCAATAGACAACACAGTGATCGGTGGTACAACACCTGTGGCCGGATCATTCACGACACTGAACACCACATCATCACTGACCATAGACGGGGTCACAATCGCTGACAACACAGTCAGTTCTAACGCCTCCAACGCGGATCTAGAACTTTCCGGAAATGGCTCAGGCACGGTCAAATTGGGTCCTTTAAAATTCCCCACCGCTGACGGAAGTGCCAACCAGTTCCTAAAGACAGACGGTAATGGACAACTAGGATTTGCTACAGCCGGTGCCACATTGAATCATTCGGACATTAACGACAACACTGCTACAGTGGCCACATCTGCAACAACGGAGATTGACTCATTTAGTTCATCCAGTTACAGAAGTGCCAAATACTTTATATCTATATCAGATGCAACAAACAGCAGATTCGAGATCGTGGAGGCTAATTTGATACATGGCCCGAGTGGAGACAGTGCCATAGAAGCATACCTAACTGTGTTTGGATCAACAACATCTTACACTGATCCATTATGCACATTCACAGCAGACATCAATGATGGCAACGTCAGACTGTTGGCCACCAACATCACCAGTGACAGCACTGTGTTCAAATTCCAAAGAATATTGATCGACCTCTAATAATCACATCAGGTTTATAGAATACACGATAAATACAACAAAAAAACAAGGATTTAAAAAACATGGCTAGACAAAACATCAACATTGGATCGAGCGCAAACGACGGCACGGGTGATCCATTAAGGACAGCATTCGACAAGATAAACGACAACTTCATAGAGTTGTACGGTTCTGACAATGACATCAACACACTGGATGCCAATCTCGATGTGAACAACTTCGCCATAACAACAGGAGTCACCAACGGTGACATCACTGTGACACCTAACGGCACAGGAAACATAAACCTAGGATCCATCACCATAAACGGTAGCACGATAAGTTCCAACGATTCCACACAGATCACGGTGGCGGAAAACATACAGACCACAGGCACACTGAACGTCAGCGGTGCCACTACGTTGGCAGGCGCGACCACACTGAGCACGTCACTGTCGCTGGCCTCTGGGGCCACAGTGACAGCAATACTGGACGAGGACGCCATGGGATCCGATTCAGCAACAGCCCTGGCCACACAACAGTCGATCAAGGCCTATGTGGACGCACAGGTGACGGCACAGGACCTAGACTTCTCCACAGATGACTCCACCTCGTTGAGCATAGACCTCGATTCAGAATCTCTTCAGTTTTCAGGTGGCAATGGAATAAACACATCAGGATCAGGCAACACAGTGACCATAGCGGTTGACACAGGCACTGTGACCACACTGACTGACTCCCAGGTGCTCACCAACAAGACACTAACGTCACCCACTATCAATTCAGCAACAATGACAGGTACCGTGACCATAGATTCCATTTCAATGGCCGACAACACCATTACTACCAACGCCTCTAACGCAAATCTAGAACTTGACGCATCGGGCACAGGACAAGTGAGGATCCTGCCAAACACAACAGTGGTCGGCACACTGAACACAGCGGACATCACCACAACAGGCACACACACGATCACTGGCACTTTGAATGTGGATGGCGTACAGGTCAAAGACAACAAGATAACGTCGGGCCAATCAAACAGCAATTTAGAATTGTCAGCAAACGGAAGTGGAGTGATTGATGTACAAAATGCAATGACCACCGTTGGGCAAACAGTGACCGGCAACGTTGCAATCACAGGTGCAATGGATGTTGACAATGTAAAAATTGATGGCAACACAATAAGTTCAACAAATAGCAACGGTGGTATCACAATAAGTCCAAACGGATCAGGTTCGATCGTCCTAAACGCAGGAACTATTTCTGCACAAGATGGAATATTAGGTATCAGTACAGCACTGGTACAAAACACATTGTTCCTTTCAAGGGGAGCAAAGATACAAGCCAACTCAACTAATGATGATGTGGTGTTAGAATCCAACGGAACAGGTTCTGTTGTTCTAGATCAAGTTTCTGTGACTGACAACAAGATAACAACCCACGTGTCAAACGCTGACCTACAGTTAGACACAGACGGAACCGGATTAATAGATATCCTGACTCCAACACAGACGACCGTTGGATCAGCGGGAGGTGCCAATGCATTGCCGGCCACACCTACCGGTTACATCAAGATCAAGATCGCTGGTACGACCAGGGTGATACCGTTCTACGACGAAGCATAATAGAGAGTAAAACACACCCCAGGGTGAAATGAGAAAACGCCACAACGACCGTAACAGGAATAAGTCAGCTCATTCCGAGATAAAACGCTTGGAGGAGGCCATACGACGTGCGGATGACAAGATTGATAAGGAATCACTACGACAGCACCTAGAACACTGGATTCGCACGCAGAATAATAGCCGGTAATCGCCAATAAATACCCGTGTAAGGAGTAAGTTCAATGGCAACACCGGTGTGGTCAACCACAGCAGGGAAACTGGCATCTATAGACGAGCAGGTCGCATACAGCCTACAATTGGAGGCGAATACCAGCGATTCAACGGCCATCACTTACTCCGTTATAGCAGGTAGCCTGCCAGCAGGAATGCGCGTAACATCAGATGGGCTACTGACAGGTACTCCGGCTGAGGTTGCCAAAAGAACTCTTTACACCTTCGTCGTGCGAGCCACGGCCGGAACCACTGTCACAGACAGAACTTTTTCACTGGACGTTCAGGGTGCAGACGCTCCCACTTTTACGACCGCGGCGGGAAGACTTGAACTGGATGACAGCACCAGTGTGGGACTTTACTGGGTCATAGATGGTGCCAGTGTTAATTTCCAAATGCAGGCCACAGACACAGACACCGAGGCAGGACAGACATTGACGTATGAGATAGTCAAGGGCGAATTGCCACCTGGAGTGACAATCAGCAAGTCTGGATTGATATCTGGAATAGTGCAACTGACCGAAGACCAGCGATTTGGTCCCAGAGGGGGGTATGATGCGAATAACGAAGACTACGATGATGTGGTCTATGACAGGACTGTCAACACAAAAAGCATCAGTAAGAATTTTGATTTCATTGTCAGGGTATCAGATGGCACCAGTTTCATAGAACAGAACAACTCCATATTCGTGTACTCCGCTGACTTCTGGAGGGTGTCAAATACAGCAATTACAATAGATGCCACAGAGATAGACGATTCACCACTCACCATGGACCTCAGTGCCAATAGGCGTCCGATTTTCAGGACAGCATCCGACCTCGGCACGTTCAGACATGACAACAGTGTGGTAATAAAGATAGACGTCGAGGACTTTGACGCTTTACAGGGAGACCTGGAGTATTCCATCCAATCAGGAACGTTACCTACAGGACTACAGATAGACCTCAACTCGGGCGAGATATATGGTACTCTCGCAAGACAGTCTGCCATTGAGGTGGATTATTCTTTCACCGTCAGAGCCAACAGGGTCATAACACCCGGTGTGAATGTGTTCCAGGACCAGACTTTCACAATGAAAGTGATAGGAGAAATAGATATTGGCATAGCATTCACAACCCCAACCCTGATAGGTGCATTGAGTGCAGGTATTCCTAGTCTATTGTCCGTGGAAGCGGTCACTGATTCACCTGACCGTGTGCTGACTTATTCGGTCACTGCTGGGTCTCTGCCGCCTGGGATAACCTTATCAACTGTTGGCAACTTGATAGGCACAATAGATCCCAGTGATTTCACAGACTCCACAAGAACGTACTCTTTCACAGTCACCGTGAGCGATCAATATCAGACAGCGGCCACATCTAAAGAATTCACAGTGAATGTTGACATACCAGACACACAGACGGAATACGGCAACATGACAGGGCACGCCACGTCCTTGATAGATCAAAACATATTCTACAACATAGCACAGGATCCCAACATCAACTCTCCGGAATTCGTATACAGGGCAGAAGATCCTGAATTTGGCATGAAGCTCAAACCGGACATGCTCATGATGGCGGGCCTCGAAGCACAAACGTTGACGGAGTTCCAACAACAGATGGAGCAGAATCACGCACCCAAGACTCTCTATTTTGGAGATATCAAGACCGCTGTGGCCAAAGAAGGTTCCACCACAAAATACGAAGTGGTGTACATAGAGGTCAAAGACAATCTCGTGAACAATTCAGGTGACGCGATCTCCAGCTCTGTTAGGTTGAGAGATTCCGTGGCAAGACCCATACTGGGGCCAAGGGCATCCAGCATGAACGCCACGGCAGATTACGTCGAGTACGAAATCACCACGGATGGCGGATTATCATTTTCGACTTCAGGATCCAAAGTAAGATACGCCAACCAGCTCAGTGCCGATCTGGGTGCCATGGAAACCCTATACCCCAATGCCGTGGCCAACATGAGATCAAGAATGAAAAGCCTCGGACACAAGGAATGGGATTACCTGCCACTATGGATGAAGACCACCCAAGTGGACGGGTTGGCGCCATTGGGTTACGTGATGGCCGTTCCGATCTGTTTCTGCAGGCCCGGAACATCCTCGCTGATTAAAAAAAGGATACAGGATAAAAACTTAGATTTCAAAAACATCAAATTTACAATCGACAGGTATGTGGTCAGCAACAGCGTGGTATCACCGGAGGAATTCACGGCGGACGGTTCCACCACCACATTTGAATTGAACGAGATAGTGCATGAGCAGGACATCTATGTCTTGGAAGGCACACAGCAGGTTTACGTTGGTGATGGAGTCACTGCTGACAACAGCATAGATCCTATCTGGTTGACCGCAGACAACACCCTGAGATCATCAGATCACGAGTTTGGCATAGAGTTATCACATGACACAGTCAACAGGAAAACCACCATAACATTTACCAAAGAGGTCCCTACCGCTGGCACAATTATTAGGGTCGAAAGATCCAACGATAAATACCTTAAATTTAGAGACAAAGGAATATTCTAATGGCGAGCAGTATAGTACCAGGCAACATAGATGGAACATATCCCAAAGCGGGACAGGACAACAGCTCGCAAGGGTTCAGGGATAACTTTTCGGCAATCAACACAAATTTCACATATGCCAAAAATGAAATAGAGGACCTGCAGAATAACAAAGCCAGTGTCAACGCTCTGAGTAATTTCAGTGATAACGAGATGATAAGGGCCAAATTCAAAGACACTTCTCAGACGGTTTACGCACACGGCACTGTGTCGAGTGGCAATGTCTCCCTAAATCACGAAAATGGGCACTACCAAACTTTGACCGTGACCGCAGATACCACATTCTCTTTCATAAACTTCCCGCCATCAGGCGCACTGGGCAGGATAATTTTAGACATTACAGTATCACCGGGAGCAACAAATCTCGTGTTTCCCAGTGCGGTTATCAAGGCCGACAACGTCACAGGCAGTGACGGAACCAGTGATACCATAGCACCAGGGTTGGGCAGAGTGTTGTACGAATTCATGTCACCGGACAGTGGCACAACAGTGCTTATGCACCAATTGGGCAAACAGTACTCATAACAGATAGAGGAGGACAATGTACTTCCATCCATTACAAGAAGAGATAGCAAACATGAGCGAGGAGGACATCTCAAAACGCATCAAGGAACTGTCAAGGAAGGTGGCCATTGCCAGGAGGGGCAGGAATCCTGAGATGCTGGCCAACCTACAACAGGCATTGATGACCTATCAGACCGCCATACGAGAGAGAAGGATCGAGGAATGGCACAAGAACAACAAGAAGGCAAGGAACGAACCAGATATCGGAGACCTCATCAACATCGACTAGTAAGTAAACTAGATGTCAAACAGTTTCAGTTGGAAGACTCGATTCAAGAGCATAATAATAGTGGACGGAGAACTGTTCCCCAACGAGTATTCCGTGGAACTGCATCTCACACCTCACACCGCTGACCTCAAGGAGCAGACAGCATACTTCGACAGGCTGAAAAATCTTTTCGAGCAGGTGTTCGCCAACACCATAACAACCTGGCGTGAGGAGAAACTGTATTCTGTGCTGAGGTCCAACAGCACCAACAGGTTCATTGAATTGCCGAGACCGCCCTATGACCAGATCATGGCCTCGGTCTGTTATTGTAAAGCCAACAGCATCTTGGACAGCAAGATCATCATAGAAAAGATCGCATTGAGTTCGTGGCAAGGTGATGGTATTACCTACACGGTTGACAAGGACAGCAAAGAGCTTATACTGTTAGATAGGCCCGACTGGTTCTCGGCGGAATACAGTCAATTCGACCCATGGTGGTTGAGGCCAGACACGGCCACATATGATGAGGAACTTGACAAGGGCATATACACAGGACACTTCAGTTGGACAAATCAGAAGATCGTCATTGACAAACAGCACCAGGAACATGCTAAAATATTCGAGTTCAACCCAAAGGTGTTAGATGGCGGAAAAAACAAAGATAAATGAACACGGTGACGTGACATTCTCAGAAGAGGATGCCATGGAATTGCTATACACCGATCCAAACTTCAACATATCAAAACTTTTTTTTGATAATACGGACAAATACGACTCAGCACTCAAACAACTAGGATTAGATTTACCAAAAATTAGCCTCACACCCGACAGGGAATCACTCGCAGAGTTTGACCGCAAAAACATCAACAACTGGCACATGCCCGAGAGCTACTACAAGATCAACGTGCTTGAATGGCTGTTGGAACGATGCCAAAACGAGGAAGAACGTATGAGGGTTCAACTGGAGTATGACCTGTTCGAGAAGAAGAAATTCCTCCGGGTGCTACAGTTCTTGATATACTTCGTAGACACACTCAGGGCAAACAACATAGTCTGGGGTGTGGGCAGGGGATCCAGCGTGGCCAGTTTCTGCCTGTTCCTGATCGGAGTGCACAAGATCAATCCCATGCTGTACAATTTGGACATCACGGAATTCCTGAGATGATAAGTAATCAATATAGGAGCATATTAAAATGGTAGCAAGAGCACCCAGAAAAAGAATGTACAGGACCATGCAGGGACGCATGGTGGACATAGAGAAACTGAGAGCGGCCAACGAATCCGTGCAGGCGGTCGGCAACATGAATGTAAATGCCAAGGGAGACCGATTGGGTCCGGGTGGACAGATCACAGTACCAAAAGAAAAGATCATACAGAAGTACTACGAACAACCCAAGGGCATGGTCAGTGACACTCCGACCAAAGGCAAACCAATGCCAGCACCCAAGGCAGAACCTGTGAAGACAGTGCAGAAGATGACCCCTGTGGCATCAAACCCTTCACCCAAGAAAACAGTGGAACCAAAGGTAGAGGCGGAACCAACACCGGTCCCAACGTTCAAACCCAAGACAGAGAGCACAGAAAAAAAAGGCATAGACGCCGCTCTTGACGGCTTGGAATAAACGCAATAAATTTAAACGTCACACATATGTGATTGAAAACTAGCATGTACAAAGAAAAT